TCGGCCAAGTGGCCCGGCTCGGTTGCGATGTCTGCCGCGTGCGGTCGCGGGTCGCGGCCACCTGCACGGCACGCACGCGACACGGCTTGACTGCAAAATGGAGCCGAGCCGTTGAGGGAATCGTCGGTGAGCGGTGGGAGGAATCCTGACGTGATCCAAGTATGGCGAAGGGCAGAGACGATCAGGTTTTGCCAGCCGTACTTACGGCCGACCACCTTGAGCATTTCGGCGACGGCCTTCTCAGTGTCGTAGGGCTGGTGTGGCCGGAATACGTCCCATTGACCGGGCCAACCACGCACGACCTTTTCGAGCGGCACCTCACACCCACCTCGCCACTGTCGCGTATGCACCAGATTGAGTTCGCCGCCGCGCCATGCGGCCATGCCCGCGTGGACGTAATCACTGCCGCCGATTCGCGCGATAAGCAGGTTCGACGGCTTAGTCCATTGTCGCCGGTCAATCCGCCACAGTATGGGGTCACCGTCGCGGATCAGCGGGCGGGCATCACAGTAAAGAATCGGTTTAATCTTGGTCATTGAACTCATGCCGACGTAGGTAACTCAGTCCCGAGTTTCATCAACATCACGGTCTTCCGTGTTGCTCGATTCTTCACGTCAGGTATTGCTTTGTAACTATAGGCGTAATACCTAACAGGATCAGTAGACAAAGCGTTATAAGCCTTCTGAGTGCCAAGCCAGAAGGTACTACCAGGAGTAACTTCTCGATCAACAACAGCCACGGCGTCTATTGCTACCGTGTTACCTTTAGCATCAAGCAACTCTCGTTTCTTGTACTCCCAGCGAACGTTTATCTCAACGCCCGCGTCTAGCTTAGGCTCACCATAGTTGTCCAATCCGTTAGCAGCCCAATAGACAGCCTTTTGATGCAAGTCAGATTCTTCCATGTTGCCCATTGCTTAGTCCCGATCCTCATAGTCAGTTTGTTCACTTGGAGGCAAGCCCAACCAAATAACTTCAGCTGTCACTACTCCCTTGTTGATCTTCCGTAAATATCCAGTAAGATCAAGGGCCATTGCCATCCTGCCCCAATCATTCTGCTCAAAAGCCCCCTTACCGGACTGACCAGTTTGAAATGTTGCCGATGCATCACCAGTCTTCTTCTCTGAATACTGTGGGTCTCTAAAAGCATAGAAGTGGGCTGCAAGATACGTCTCCAAGTGTCGGAGCATACCAGCGGTCATCACGCTGTCGCTGTCCTCAGCTGATACCTTATCTACCAGCTCACTAGCTACGTCCATGAGGGGTGAAACGTCAATACTAGAGTCCGTCTGAATGACCTTCCTCACAGCGGCAGCGGTAGTACGAATAGCCATCAGCTTAATGCTCCCTTGATAACTACGATCAAGTCTGCCTTCTTCGTAACTCCGCCCAAGTCAATTTCTTCCTCCGCTGCCATGCTCCTTAACTCAGCCATGGTCATCTTCTCCCAACCCTCATCATCCTGCTTAGGTTGTGCCTGTTCTATTGGAGGGATTTTCTTGGGAATAGCCTCTGGCTTAGGTGCAGGACTATCATTGGTAAGAAGCTCAAACCTTGGAAGCATCCCGTTGACGTTGTGCCGTTGAAGGTCATTGTTCGTGGCTATAATGTCGCCAGGTTCGTAGATACATGGCCTATTACCGGCATCCATTCCTTCACTATGTATCCCGCGCAGTAACTTGAACTTATACTGAGTAGTTGGCATGATTCGCTCCCGTGTTATCCCCAGATAAAACCCAACCCCCTGCTGCCCCTGGGGATGAAAGACAGCGGAGAGTTGAGAATCCCACGTTACGAAGTCGTTCCATGCACAATCCCGCAGACGCGGCTACTGGGGCTGGTACCAACGTACTGACTGCGAAGGTCAGGAACCTTTATACACATGGTTCGGAAGATGATCCGAGAACCACCGTGCTCTTCCCACTGAACCGTAGTCGTATCCATGCCAATAACGGCACGCACGGTATCAGAATTCATCTGCACCAACAGAAGCTCATCGCTATTGGTGAAGAAGTCAAGCATCTGAACCCGACTAATACCGTTGATCATTTCTATCCGCTGGCGTACCGTCTTATCAACGGTCGTATAGCCTTGAGCAGAAGTACCAACAACATAGTCAGTATCCAGATATTGGTCCCAACTCGTGCTGTAATACAGCACAAAGGGGCCGTAGAACTTCTGAGCCCGAGCCGATTCCTTCATAGCCAAGATTTCGGTCATAAACGTTTTGGCATCAAAGCTAGCCGATGCTGTCACGTCCGTCTTGGTAATCCGGTCCGGCTGCGTGCGGAAGCCATAGATACCGCGATTGGAAAACGTACCAGAATCGCCAATCGTCGTAGCCGAATGATCATCAACGCCAATCGTCATTTTCTCTAGAGTTTCCGCCACTCGACGCCCGCAACTCTCAGCATTGCTCGTATCCAGCGGAGTACCAGTATTGCGAGAGACGGCCAGCCGCCGTTGCGACAATTCAAAGCCCGCATGAATAATCGGCAGGGGCAAAATGTCTGGCGTATGGAGTGGGCTATCGTTAAGATCGTTGGACAACGTATCCATATCAATCTTAGCGTCACCCGGATCGGTCATCGTATCCTTGATCAATCCAGTAGTAGCCATGCCGTCGAATCCACCATACGTATTGGCAGATACCAAATCGTTCCAGGCCATGAGTCGATCACGGCTGGCTCTCGTTACGGCCAAGTCAATACGCTGCCATGCCTGATAGGGCAAAGCACTGGCATTGAATGTAGCTGGAACCATGCCATTGCTAATCAGCCGTTGGAGCGGAATAGCATCACGTACTGGCACGGTCCGCTTCTCTTCCTTACCAGTAAGAGCGTTAGTGATTAGCTTGGTCTCGGTTTTCCCGCTGTCAATCCAGCAATACTTCTTGCCATCTTCCATGATTACTGGGCGAAGCAAGCCAGCGTCATAGCCAATCTCGGAAAACCTGTTGGCCGTAGGGCCTTGGGGCTGTCCATTGGTGACAAAGTCGACTTCAACTTTGTCGATGAATCCAAAACTCATTAGGGTTCTCCTCTGTTAATCAGATTATGTTTAGGGTTACGCACCGCCAGCACTATTGAAGCGACACCAGACGCAAGCGTCAGCGGTCAAAGCCGCCACGACTTCCAGCACGGTAAACGGATGCGCTTCGGCGTCCGTATCACAAGCGAGTAACTTGCCAGTGCCATTGTCTGCCATTAGCTCATCGCCAATTGCGAAGCTGTCGCCAGTTCCGCCTTGGTTTTCGACTCGCATGTTCAGCTGCTCGCCAGGAGCGGGAAAGTAGATTCTGCCAAGATCATCGTCGGCATAGGCGTCATCGTAAGTGTCGCCCTCTTGATCCTTTTCCAGCAAGACAGCGATGACCTTTCGGTCACCATCGTTTTCGACAAAGTCACCATTGTCGTAGGTGGTTGTCCCATAGGCGGCATAGGAAAACCGGCCGCCAATAGGTGCAGTGGTAGGCTCAATCTCCATGAGCGTGCCAGGCTTTGGCGTACCCACAACGTGAATATCTTCGTAGACCCCGCGCGTAGGGCTACTAACCAAAATTCGAGTCCCTTTCATTATCTTTCTCCTAATCAAAATTCGTTGGTTAGTTTAGAGGCACTCGCCGGGCAAAGCCAGGGGAGTAAGCTTGGACGTATTTGTGTTGTCCACAACACCGCCAGCAGCCCCAGCAAAGTTTGCTACCACGTCGGTCTTCGGGGGAGCCAACAGAGACAACGAACGGAGGTCATCCAAACTCTTGTCCTTCAATGTCTCTTGCACCTTGGTCTTATCCTCATCCTTGAGGTTAGCAGTAATGTTGCCAATCAAGTCATCCCGCTGACGTTCCATTTCCGTGCGAGCAAAAGCCAACTGCTCACGCATAGTTGCTGGCAAATCCTCTTCCTTGATTTGCTTTGGCTTCTCCGCATTCACTACAGGCTCATCTTTCTTCTCTATTTCTTTGGCTTTAGTGTCCCAACGACTTTCCTTCTCATTCCAAGTATGGTCGTTGCCACCAGGATCAGTAAAGCCCTTGACGGCTGCATTGTGGACAGCCTCTCGTTGAGTGTCCTTGTCGGTTTGCTGCTTAACCTTAGTCAGTTGGTTGTCCGTCATGCCTTCCAACCCCTCTCGGTCTTCAGCATCCCAACAGCAAGAATTGGCAATCAGATTATCAATAATCTTCTTGCGGTCAGCTTCGTCCATTGCGGTCTCCTTCGTAGGTTTCTTTTTGTTTACATTTACGCCACAACCATCGGCGAGGCTACAAGCCCCTTGACCCTCTGGCAGAATTGCTACATGGTCTGGCCGATAGTTGCGAGCCACGGTCTTATACGGAGTTCCATTCCAAACTGCCCCGTCATCTGCTGGTAAGTTGTCCGTGAATAGTCCAGTGCTCAACTCAATCTTCTGGCCTTGCTGTAAAGCGTTGAGTATACTGCGGTCAATCTTTCTCAACCGGTCTACATCAAACCATCCCTCTGCCGTCAGTCTGCCGTCTTTCGCCGTGGCATTGAGAACTGTCCCGACCCCTTGGCTATTGAGTGCGTCTGCGTTGCGTGCCGATATAGCCTTACCATCGAGGTAGGGATGGCGAACTACCAAAGGTAGCCCATTCCAAGCTACGACATTGGCGGCTATTTCATCGGCGGGATAATAGAGCGCGCCTTCAGAGCCCGCTAAGATGCCTTCCACTATTAGCGATAGTGGGGCAACAAGATGCTCACGTCCAAGGAGAGTATCCCTTCGGACGCGGCCAGTCAAATTAGCAACGAGAGTAATCATGCCCCTACCTATACCCCCGACTAAGGGAATTAGGTAGGGCAACGCTCTATAATTTAACCCTATAGGGTTAAGACGGCCCAGAAGGGGCCTAGAGAAGCCAAGAAGGGCCCTAGGAGGGCCTTTTGTACGGGTTTAGGGTACTTTACCCCTTACCGCTAGCAGGCCTTACGCGAGGGTCTTGCACGCCTAGGCACTAGGCGGGGGGTTTAGGCAGCAGAAGTCTTACCCATTGGTATAGCCTCTGCCGTCGTATCCAAACACATAGAATATCCTCGTCCTGTTTCCGCAGCGTTATGCGTAGATGAGACAGATGAGGTTTGACATTAGAGTAGTCAGCCAATGGATCGGCTATACAATCCTTCAACTCATCGGCTGTATGCGCTTTGCCATCACCAAGCACTTCCAATATCTTACGTTGTGTTGGGGATAGGCTCATGCTAGATTCTTAGGTTCTTCATTTTCTCTTTTAGGATGGCAATTTGGTTATGCCCCCCTCGTATCGTCCTTTTAATTACGGCTACGTCATCCAAAGCCCCAGCCCGCTGAAAGATTTTGAGGCTTCCTTCTTGTTGCTCAATAATACGTTCCCACTTCGATACAAGGTCTCCCAATCTCCGTTGTTCAGGGGAGACTACTAAAGGCTTAGCAACAGATTTTGGTTTAGGAGTCTTTGGGGTTACCTTTGGAGCATCCAGAATACTCTTGGGGCGAATCTTCGATGGCCTTAGGTTGGCTCCTCCCCAACTGCTTCTGGCTTTTTGTTCTGCTAGTGTTCGCTTTCTCTTTGATGTGAATCGGCCGGTTGTTGAATCCTTGTACCGCTTGCCTACTCCCTTAATGTTTCTTCCTGTCGGCATTTCCTTACGGATGCTGTCGTCAATCGTCTTCTGTATTTGGGCTTGGGTTCGCTTCTGACCCTTAGTGCTTTCGCCTACGTTGGCTGGCACAAACGCACATCGGCAGTTTGAATGTCTCGGAATGATTCCTCTTGCCTCTTTGATAGAGAGAACCATGCCATCGAGATCAGCACACAATGGACATACTCTATCATCGTATGCAGCCGACCACTCGACCATTACGCCTACTTCAGCTACCTGCAATTTATCCAGAGCATCTAATTGGCCTTCCGCATGGGCTCGTATCGTTTCAGTTCTCGCAATAGCCAAGGCTCTGTTTCGGCTTATGTCCATTGACTTAGCCATGCCCCTTGCAATTGTTCTGGGGTTTGCTCCCTGGGCTAGGCCATCGGCTAGGCTCCTGGTAATCTGTGTAGCCAAGACAGCATCCACGCCTTTTAGCTCCGTGAATACACGGCCTGTTAGCTGCTTGATTTTGTCGATAGCTACTGGCTGAGCAAACGAGGAACGTAGAAACTCATCCTTGCTTCCAGCGTAAAAGTCCCTCACGCCTTCTTGGTCGTGTAGTGCCACCTTTCTTGTATCGTCGAATGCTCTGCCAGCTCCTTTCTTGTAACCCTCCTTAACGTATCTAGCATAATAAGCATCTTGAGCGTTTCTGATGTTTCCCTGAAGTATTTCTGCATCGGCTTGATTAGCAAACCACTGAGCAAACTGTTCTACTTTCTGGGAATCAGTAGAGAATCGCCAACGAGTGTTTAGCGTTGCCTCATTTCGTACCTCGTTGGCTTTCTTTAGACCAAAGCAGTCTTCCGTGACTACTATGTTGAGCATTGCTTTCTTGACTCTAGCAAACCGAATAGAGACAGCACGCATGAACATCTTACGAGTCATTGTGGTTCTCGTAGGGTCCGCGCGTAGCGGGTGTAGCGGCATGGCTATCTCCCAACCATTGGTTTCTTCGATGTTCGGGCAAGGTGGCAAACCTTAATTGACGGATCACCTGCTACTGTTGGCCCATGCTGCAATCGCTTGCATCTTAGGCCCTCCAGTTGTAGCTGCTTCGCACGCTTTGCTATCTCAGTAGGGGAAGGCATATAAACCATCTTAGTCTCTTGTAACCTACCCCTAGAAGCGGCCATTTGGTCCCGAATTTCTACGTTATTCTGTCTAAGCAAATCACTTATTTTGTATGCCCCACAGTGATATTTCTTAGACAGCAAATGGACTGATGTGCCACTCTTGTATAGCTCAACTATTCTCTTTTTATCTCTTGCTGTTAGGTTTGCCCATGCCACGGCTTTACTCCTTCTTCTTTTTAACAGGACTAGTTTCAGTTTTAATCTCAGGCTCTTGGTTTGGCATCGGCATCAGGTCTTCAATCGGCATGGCATTCTTTAGGGCTTCCTTTGCTTCGTCGACCGGCATATCAAGGATGCGTGTTAGGAAGTCCAACTCTCCCATAAGTGCAGCCCCACCGCCCTGAATGTACTTTGCCATTGCCTCTGTTCTTTGTAATGCAATAGTGGCTTTGGCTTCTGCGCTTAGCGAACCTAGATCGGGCCACGCTACTTCGTAACCGTCCTTGGGCGTAGGCAACACGCGTAAGGCAATGAGGCGGTCTACCAGCGGCACGATTACACAAGGGGTGAGGTAATAATTCTGGCGGTAGCCTAGACGATCATTCCACGTATCGTCATCTTGTCCGCTGGCTAGCTCCCCGCGTTCGCTCCCAACAAAGATACGCTTGGGACAGCCTATTAGAATACAGATAGCATCTAGCTGGACGTTTATTTGTGGTGTAGGATCAACGACTTGTGTTTGAAGGCTCTTAGCTTCAAAGCCTTTCGTCACAAAATACCGTTGGAGACTATTCATGTAAGTCTCAATTTGGCCTTGCATCGTCGCAGTATCAATCTTTACATCACCACCCAGCGACGGATGCGTCTCAAAAGAAATGCCTGGAAATGCTCCACGATAGTACATCTCAGGGCTAACACAATACATCTTCTTTAGCCCCATTACGTTGTCCAGCACTGGCAACAATCGAGGCACCCCAATCACTTCGCTGCTGCCTCTATTGTCGGCAAGATGGACTACCCTTGACCAATGCACTCTCTGTACGTCGACAGCCCCAGCGGTTATCATGGTTCTTGGATCAGCGAAGCTGACATTGTACGCCGTTGGCTGGCCATACCTTGGATTATTGGTATCCGTTTCCCATTCAGCAATAGGTGCCAATGATTCATCGAAGGGTCGAATGAACGTAAGCTTATGCTGAGTATCCATTGCTCCAACGGCCTTGCCAGTAGCGTCTATGCCCTCAGCAGCTTCACTCAGTGGCTTACCATCATCAATCCCTAACAACAGAATACCGTAGTGTCCAATCCCGCTTAGCTCGTCACCTCTTCGTAGGTAGTCCCAGATTGGATGGCCTTCCTCGGTTTTGTACCAGCTGGAACCTTGTGGAGATAGGTCTAGCGTTTGCCAAGCATCTTCAAACGGTGTTACGTTGTCAACGTCTTCGGTCTCAAACACAGTCGGTTGGACCATCCAGGATTCTGATGACAGTACACCCACAACTCTAGCAGCTATGGCTACCCGATCATAGAGGTCGCGGTAGTCTTGCACTTTGACATCAGTAGTGGAAGGCAATCCACACTCATCGTCTAAGCTACGTCGAGGGTCAAGGAATTTCCGAGCCAATTGCGCTCTTGACATCATGGCGTTTGTTATCAACAAATCACCCAACTGTTCTACCTGTTGCTTCACCGCCTTAGGGTCAGGTTTTGTTGCTGCGTTAGTCGTTTTCTTTTTAGCCATCATCTTGCCTCTCGTTTTCTATTGAGTTGCTCCTACTAATATTATACCCTACCATGCACCTCCAGCTACCGATACTGTTGCTTCCACGTATCGACCGTAGACAGCAAGCACAAGAGCATCAGCCTCGTCAGGACTACAGCCAATCATGTCTACGATGGTTTGAATGTTGCTTTCCTTGTTTGGGTCTTTCTTACGCTTCGGTGGCAAATACATCCTGCCCTCTTCATCATACAATCTGGGCAACGGCGCTAGCTGTCGGCGTAGCTCAGTAAACTTAGCTGGTATGGCCAACTGACCTTTCTCCGCTGGGTCTAACAGTTGGGATGCCATGCCATACATTTGAGCCCGACGATTCTTGTATACATATCTTTCTTCATCCTCTTCTATTCTGGTATCAAATGTCTTCGTACCCCTCTTCTTCGCTGGAGTTAATGGAGTGCCAAAGGCAACTGTCCTCACTTCGTATCCGCTGAGTCTAAGCCTGTCTGCATGTTCCTTGCCCCCACCTCCACGATCCAACAATACTCGGTCAGCAGGTAGCTTATGTTTTCGTATCAGGGCTATGGTCTTGCTTGTAATCACGGAAGTGTCAGGCGTCTTCTCTGAAATAACGTCGATGACTCCCAGCCCATCTATCAATACCCAAACTGTGTTGTCGCCACCCTCTGCTGGATCAATGCCTAGCGTGTCGGCCTTACGGTTGGGGTTAAGCTTCTCGGCTAATTGTTCAGCAGCGTTTAGCCACTCAGGCGGGAACAAGAGATTCTCAGCCCCCTCATAAAACTCAGCATCTAAGCCTACGCACTGCTTGACCTTGTCCCATACTTGCCGATGCTTGAGATAGAGGCTGTAGGGCTTTACTCCTGGAATAATCATTTCGTTAGTAGGTTCTTTCCCGTTCTTTACTTGGATAGCACCAAGCTGAACGTTTGGGCTATCTTCTGCCTTGATCTTAATCACTTTGCGGTAGAAGATGCCTGGCTTATGTGGATTGGGTAAATCCCCGCCAGGGTCTTTCGTTTCTGGATTGCCTTTGACTGCACGCTTAAAGAAATTGGTGCAGTCCCAAGGGTTGCCAAAGATCAACTTACGATGCGCCCATGTGTCTGCCATCGTGTAGTAGCTGTCAGGTACTCCACTGGCCTCATCCGTGACGAACATACTACGCGGCTCGTTGTCTGATACACCGGGCGGAGGCTTAACATGGTGGCCTTGGAATGACTCTGCATTCTCTGGGTTGGCGACCATCGTCATAACGTAGCTCAAGGGACACTGAAAACCGTTTACCATCTTCCTCAAGTGCTGGTGGTTGATTACAACGGGGCCGCCTTGCTTAGCATCAAGAGGATACTTTGACATACGAATGAACTCGCCTATTTCTCCCCACAGAACATTCAAGTGCTTTTCTTTAACGCTCGTTGTTAAGATACGGCAGGGATGGCGAGTGATAAAGAAGGCTAACACAATAAACCCGGCGATGTAATCCTTACCCAACTGGTTACCGGCTACCAATACTGTTTCATCATTATCTTCGATGGACTGGATGGCTTCTATCTGCTTATCGTAGAAGGTAACGTCAGGCCATAACAGATGCTTAATTGCCAGCATTTTATTCATGGTCTACTCTCCGAACATTACCGATACTTAGGTAACTCAATAGATTCCCTTTGCACCTTATTTGAAGGTTCAGTTCACCTGCTGTTAGTCCCTCTGACATACAGCTCAAGGACTTCTCTTCGATGAACGTATTGGCAACATACCTGAAGGATTTAACCCTGCCAGTTATAGCATCCCTACGGATGAATATTTCCATCTATCTACTCCTTATCTCCCAACAATTTAGTTTTCTCTTCCTGCAATCGCTCCTGGGTAGGATCGACCGTTATGGTGTTGCCTCCAGCAAAAATGCTATCCCAATCCAGCCTTATTACTTCCTCTTTCTTTTCGGCTGCAAACAATCCCTTATGCTTCATGCACATATCCAACGCTGATGCCTTGGACACCAACTTCAGTTCTGTTTCTAGTTCCTCTACTTCCGTACCGTCTTCCATCCTGTATGTCTTGCGCTTCTGCTTTATACCGTCGATAGCGCAAGTAATAGATGACGGAAGGTCTTTGATGTTTTGGCTCGTCAACAGTAGTCTACCATCATCGTCAACGAAGTCCTTACCGTCGCGTGTAGCGCAGGCGGCTAGGTTCCTTAGTATGTCGTTTCGTTCTATCTCAAACTTCTCTTGGCTCTCTCTTTCAATCTTTCCCAGGAACGCTTTAATGACTGGATGCTTCAGGATTCTCACTGCCATCACGCCCGCAGTCTTCTTTGAATATCCTGCTCTTTTAGCTGCATCAGTGCCATTATGACTAACTGAATACTCCAAAGCGAAGTGCCTCATTTTATCATTGAGGCGATTCAAATCAGCACCATTTTTTCTCATCTCAGTTGTTCCCACTACTAACTCCCTATAATCCCAGCATACTACTTACTAGGGACAATTGGTATTTCTACTCAGTAGGTCACTCAAGCTATTAACATCACCTTTACATTCTCATTCAACATTAGTCTTGGACTCCTGAGAAAGAAAGACAGCAGATAGGGATGCAAGAAGTCTACCACCAATAGTCACGGGCACGTAACACCAGAACAATACCCAAACCCACGTAGGTGGATCGACAGTAGATACAATCCCAAATGTCAAGAAGAGCCACATTGGCAGTTGAACAAACATTGACCAAATAGACGTAGCACAACCGGATACAATTACTGATGGTGGATCGTAGTTACTCATCTTTTTTTGCCCTTGCTTTCTGCAACCTCAGCTTCTGAAGTTGCTTCCTGGACTTGTTTTGTTTCTTTCCGGCCTGTCGATGCCCCTTGACCTTCCGCTTGCGTTTCATGGCTCTTGTCTCCTCCCCACTTTGCCCTTCCGTCGAACGGCTCTGTAGTAGTTACCCGAGTCCAATATGATTCCAAGCAGGCACCACACAAACTATGGCCAGAAGATATTGGACAACTGCACAACTCACAACTACTCATGGCTTGGCTCCTGCCGCTTGTGCGGCTTTCCATTGCGACCACGCTACATGCAGGGCGTGGAATTTCGGCTTATCAACCACCATCTGGCCCCGTACCTCCAGGCCGTCCAGTTGACCTACTGCATCGGCAATGACTTGCAGTCGCTCAATCTTGGTGTTCAGCCGGTCGATCTCGTCAACCATCCACTGGCAGCATTGTTCACACTGGCATTCTGCTTTGTGGTCTGGCTTGCCTATTGGCCCTAAGTACATGGTTTATCTCCCTCCGCTTGCGCTGCTTCATTGATTCCTTGCAACGCCTTTACAATTGCTCGGCTCGTTGCGAGTGCCTCAGCCTTGGCTTTGTCGCCGTCGACTTCTGGCAGCGTACACGCTTCGACGTACAGCGTTTTGTTGAGTTCAACCGCCGCAATACATTCAGGTGCAAGATTCCCGATCTTGCACCCTCGGGTGTGTGTGAGATCAGAATATGCCGCCTTCCATCTTGCCTCGCCAGCATGGATGACATTGCCGGACGGGTTCCAGTCTACTCGCCGATACTGGCCCCTGCCATCAGCGTCCACCCACCACTCGACCCCCAGACCAAGCCGCTTTGACTTTTCCAGATGCCAGCCCATCCAGTCAGTGGCGATGATCTTATCCACTTCCGCCGACTGCGTGAGTGTGGCGGGGTCGATGTCGGAAAGTTTCATGGCTTGGTTTCTCCATCGCGCATGGAATCTATTTCGTAAACTCGCAGTGTTGTCTCGCCTTCCAATAACACGACGAGTGTTTCCTTTGGCCGCGTTGGCAGAATGACCCCAGTTGTTATCACATGCCGTGTTGATTCAGTTGTTTCAGTCATTTGTCTGGCCTCGCCCCTCCTTGGCCCGCAGAACCCAGCATTCGCAGTCCGCTCCAGCTTCCGACGGCATGTATCGTGGACCAGTCCCGTGCCGCAACCAACCGTGCAGCGATACTGGCAGGCTAGCGGTCAGTGCCCACATACATCGCGCGACATACTCCTTGCGGACCCTCCCGGCCTTGTCCTTCGCCGCCTCGATGTCCCATAGGGCGCATGTGCGGCAGCATTTCACTGGGGGTTTTTTACTCATCGCTCGTCACCTCCCGCCGCTTGCGCGGCTTTGCGCGTGCTATAAATG